CTGAGAAACAACTAGGTTTTATCAAAGGCATACTAACATCAGAGATATACAGAAGGTATTGGCCTGAACACGTAAACTTTGATGAAGGTAAACGAACACGATGGACTAACTCAGAGATTATGTTAGACCATCCATTGAGGAAAAAAGAAAATGTTAGAGACCCTTCGATCTTTACTGGTGGACTCACTACTTCGCTTACAGGCTTACATTGTGACATTGCTGTCCTCGATGACTGCGTGGTGTACGAAAATGCTTACACAGGCGAAGGACGCAATAAAGTCAAAAGTCAATACTCTCTTCTCTCGTCTATTGAAGGTGCTGAAGCGAAAGAGTGGGTAGTAGGAACTAGGTATCATCCTGCTGACTTGTACAACGATCTACTACAGATGACAGAAGATCAGTACAATATGAGAGGTGATAAGATAGGTGAGGATAGTATCTATGAGGTATTTGAGAAACCTGTAGAAGAACGAGGTGATGGCACAGGTGAGTTCCTTTGGCCTAGAACCCAACGCAAAGACGGTAAGTGGTTTGGGTTTGACATGAAGATACTTGCAAAGAAACGTGGTCAGTACTTAGACAAAGGACAGTTTAGAGCACAGTACTACAACGATCCTACTGATCCTGACAACGTACCTGTATCACCAGATAAGTTTCAGTACTACGAAAGAAAACACGTTAGGGAAGACAACGGTTACCTTTTTTACAAAGATAGTAGATTAAACGTTTTTGCTGCTGTTGACTTTGCTTTTAGTTTAAATAAACGTGCTGACTTTACAGCCATAGTTGTGATAGGTGTCGATGCAGAAAACAATGTATACGTCTTGGACATCGATAGATTCAGGACTGACAGAATATCTGACTACTTCCAAAACATACTCCATATGTCAAACAAGTGGTCATTCAGAAAGCTCAGAGCAGAAACAACAGTCGCACAAATGGCAATCGTCAAGCAACTCAAAGAACTTATCAAGCAACACGGACTAGCTATAAGTATTGATGAGTACAGACCTAACAAAAACCAAGGTAACAAACAAGAACGTATAGCTTCAATACTTGAGCCACGCTATGATAACATGAGTATATGGCACTACAGAGGTGGTAATACTCAGTTACTAGAGGAAGAGTTGTCATCAAGAAACCCAGTTCACGATGACATAATTGACGCTTTAGCTTCTGTTGTTGATATGGCTGTCAAACCAGCTAGAGTAATACGTAGGAGTAGAGATAACGTGGTACAGTTTAATTCTAGATTCGGTGGAGTTTCCTTCTAATGGCTGGAACAACTATTGACCTGCAGACTATGATTGATCCTCACGGTCTAGCAACAGACATTGCTGATCGTTGGACACAATGGCACAACGCAAGAAGAAATAAGATTGAAGAGTGGAAAGAGTTACGTAACTACATTTACGCTACTGATACTCGCACTACGTCCAACAGTAAACTACCTTGGACTAATAGTACAACTACTCCAAAGCTTACACAGATAGCTGACAACTTACACGCTAACTATTTTACAGCATTGTTTCCTCAAAAACGTTTCTTTAGATTTGAAGCACATGATGAGGATGCTGATGTAAAAAGTAAACGTGATGTTATTCAATCCTATATGGAAAACAAAATACGTCAGTCTGACTTTGAAAACACTGTAAGCAAACTTATCAACGACTACATTCAGTACGGAAACTGTTTTGCTACTGTAGAGTTTGCTAGAGACTACACTGAGTACGAAGATGGTGAACGTGCAGTAAACTACGTAGGTCCAAAACTTGTACGTATCAGCCCCTTTGATATTTGTTTTAACCCACTAGCAGCAAACTTTAGTGAAAGCCCTAAGATTGTCAGAACTATGATGAGCATGGGTGAGTTAGCTAGAAAGATTGAAGAGACAGTAGACAACGACTACCTAAATAAAATTTTTCAAAAGATGGTAGACAACAGGTCTGCAGTAAGTGGTAATGATGTTGATATAGATAAGTCTCACGCTTTTACAGCAGATGGCTTTACAAACTTGAACGAGTACTACGAGTCAAACTATGTAGAGCTTATGACATTCTATGGTGACATCTATGATGCTGACACCAAGGTCTTCCATAAGAACAGAGTTATAACTATTGTAGACAGAGCCTACGTAATCTACAATGAGCAGAACCCTAGCTGGTTAGGTAAGTCACCAATCTATCATGCAGGTTGGAGAGAACGTCCAGACAATCTATACGCAATGGGGCCACTTGACAATCTTGTTGGTATGCAGTATCGTATAGATCACCTAGAAAACTTAAAGGCTGATGTCTTTGATCAGATAGCTTATCCTATTATCAAGATCAGAGGTGACGTAGAGGACTTTGACTTCGAGCCAGCAGCTAGAATATACATGGGTGATGAGGGTGACGTAGGTTACTTAGCACCTGATCCAACAGCACTAAACGCTGACTTTCAGATACAGAACCTAGAAGCTAAGATGGAAATGATGGCTGGTGCTCCACGTGAAGCAATGGGCATCCGTAGTGCAGGTGAGAAGACAGCTTTCGAAGTACAGCAGTTAATGTCTGCAGCAGGACGTATCTTTCAACACAAGACTGCACACTTTGAAAGAGTATTTCTAGAGCCTATACTAAACGGAATGATCGAAGCTGCTAGACGTAATATGGATATAGCAGACACAGTAAGAGTTCTTAATGAAGATACAGGACTATTCTTCTTTCAACAAATTACAAAAGAAGACATTATGGCTAACGGTAAGATTGTACCTATGGGTGCTAGACACTTCTCTGAAAGAGCACAGAGGGTACAGAACATGACACAACTTTACCAGTTGAAACTAGCTGATCCTAGTGTTGCTGTTCACTTCTCAGGTAAAGAGTTTGCTAGAATACTAGCAGAAGAGCTAGGTGAACCAGCGTTGTTTGGAGACAATATCTTAGTTTCTGAGCAACTAGACTCTGAGCGTATAGCAACTGAAGCTCAGGTGCAATTTGAAGAAGAGCAAGATATAGCAATCAAAGAGGGATTATAGGATGCCATATAAAAAAGGTAAAGTTATAGAATACAAAAATAAAACCAAGAAAAAGAAAAAAGCAAAGAAGCCTATGAAAAAATAAATGAAGGCTGCTTGGTTTAAAAAATGTAAGACGCAGGAAGACAAGGACAAGATCAAACAAAAGATTATGTCCAACTCAGAAAGTCTTCTGCTTCTCGAAGAGATTCTTGAGTCTATGCTTGAGGATAGACCGACTACGGCTGACTATGACAGCCCTGCTTGGTCACACAAAATGGCTGATCGTATCGGCTACAACAGAGCACTAACCCAAGTGCTCGATCTTATTAACCTAGATAAGGAATAAAATTATGGTATTTACTGATAATACTGCAACCACACAGGAAGATCAGAACAACGAGACTCAAGCACAGGAAACCCCTTCACAGGAATCCTTTCTTGATAAACTTGTACAGGCAAAGGGAGAGAACTGGAAAGACCCTGAAGTGTTAGCCAAAGGTAAATTAGAAGCCGATGGTTACATTAAAAATCTTGAAGACCAACTCAGTCAAATGAGGGAAGACTTAAAGAAACAGGAATACAAAAACGAAGTTCTTGATCAGCTTCAGACCAAGGCCGCTGAAACTACTGCAGCGACTAATGAAGTGCCTAATAATAACAGTAGCACTAAAGAACAGAACACCACTGCAACCTTTAGTGAGGAAGACCTGAAGAGCCTTGTAGAAAAGACACTAGGTCAGCGAGAGTTGGAAGCCAAAGTTCAAGGCAACCTAAAACTTGTTGATAAAGAACTAGAGGGAAGCTTTGGCACTGAAGCCAAGGCTCAAATCGAAAAGAAAGCTGAAGAGCTTGGTATGTCAATAGAACGTCTACGTGATATTGCTGCTGAGTCACCTAACGCCTTCTTCGCTCTTATAGGTGAGAACAAACGTCCTGTCAGCCCTATGGTTGCTGGGTCAGTTCGAACCGAAGGTGTCAATATGCAGTCCTCTACGGAGCGAGATTTTAATTACTATCAGAAACTACGTAGAGAAAATCGTAACTTGTACTATTCTGCTAAGACGCAGCAACAAATGTTTGAGGACAAAGCTCGGCTTGGCGATAAGTTTGGTGC